TTTTATAAGTGTTGGTTTACACTCATTCTATTAACGTGCCATGTTCTCTACGAATCTCTCTTAGTTTTTCTAAGTTCATATCTTTAGTGCCTCCATCATAGGCATGAGCGTACCCTTCAGTAATCATCTGCTCGTTCAATGATACTTCTGCGTCTCCAATATATAACCAACCAAGAAGGCGACCGTACTTACCCATACCGCCAACCAATTCAGTTCGGACAGAGAGTTCATCATCACCAGCAATAGCACCTTCTAGTTTTTCTTTCATCCAGTTGGTAGCATCTAGTCCCAGTGCCTTCTCTTCAAGGTTTCTAGTTCTCTTCTCTGGCGTATCAACTCCAGCAACTCTAACTCTTTCTTTCTTGTATAAATCAAACCCGAGGTCGATAGTAACATCAATAGTATCACCATCAAGGACACGATTGATCTCCGTCACTCGAAAGTTGTAGCAGCTCTTCCTGCTCGGTGGTGTCATTGCTCCCATCTTCTAACTCTGCAAATGCTTGTCGTAGTATGTATACGACTACGAACAATGCTCCGGCAACTGCTAGTATTACACATATAATTACCGACCATACAGGATCAGTAACATTATCAAGAGGGCGTAATAATAAATTCATTTCTTAACAGGCCAAGTAAGTTCCATTCCTATAGTAAGTAGTATCACAAATCCAAATACAAATAAAACACTCATAGTTGATTAAATTGGTAATCTAACATCATTCGGAAAAGAGAATCTCTCATTACCCATAGGTGCTCTTGTTCTTCTGCTGGTCGAGCAGGAAATCCTTCCCACATTTCTAATCTCTTTATCACACAATGATGTAAGAGACGTATATCTTCTATTGTTAAATTGACAGTGTAGTCCGGTTCCTTATTCATGTTTGTGGAAAGGTTCCCAGTGCTGCCAATCATATTTATGAACCGCCCACATTCCTATGATAGGAACAAAGACAAGACACCATGCTAACAGTCCACAACCCCATGGGTTGTTTAGCACAACCCCACAAAATCTAGCAAATTGTAACATCATACTGGATAAGCGTTGTTGATTCCCCAGATAACAAAAAAAGCAATGCTACCTAAAATTACTAACGATGGTATTACTTTCATATCGTTTTTGCGTTTGTCCATAAGTCTCGGAAATAAAAATCGATACTAGTTAATGTTCCTTCTGGATGATTGTTATCAGAATCCGCCCATTGATAACTGAAGTGCATCATCTCCATTGTGATATGACTTGTACCATACATTCTTGAAAATGCTGATAAAGCAAAGTTATATCGTTTTTTTAATTCGGGAGACCAATTCATTATAGTCTCTCAATTTACGTGAACAACACCAGTCATACCTGCGCCCTGATGGGGACCACAGAAGAAGTTATAGTCTCCTGCGTCAGCAAATACAACGTCCTGTGTTTCTCCTGGAGCAAACAGTAATGATTCTCTAGAGAGATCAGGACGTGCTTCTACAATAATATTGTGTGGTGGTAGTGCTTCATTGATAAAGTGAACTGTGTCACCTGCCGAGATTGTGATCTCATTAGGTTCAAATACTAGGTTCCCACCAGAACCCATTACTACATCTACTGCCCATACTGGGGCAGCAAAAAATAACACAACCAGAATCGTAATTAAAGATTTCATTTCGCTACAGAATGTTGTTCTTTGTAAGTGTTGAGTTTTTGAATTAAATCGTTATACTCGTCCCACATGTATTCAGAACCCGTCTTCTCTTGGTAGAGTTGGCAAGCTTTGACTAAACGTGTGATGTCGCTGTCGTTTAAACGCATTGTCATATCAGAACTCATAATATAATTATAGATTGTGTGAGTAAAATTGCTCTATTTTAACATACTTTTAACAAGTATGTCAGCAATTCCACTTACGTAGTGATTTGTTGATTCTGCTGTCCTTATCGTTAGCAGTTTTTTTGCTGGTTAGTTTCTTTTTCATGCCCTTCATTCGAGCGCAGAACGATGCCCTGCGGGGGTTTCCAACCTTTTTGCTTGGTGCCTTAAGGTCAGATCCTGGATTTTCCTTCTCATAAGATCTTCGTCCCTTTTCATTGAGACCTCCTTCTTTGTTTTTGCCTGCTTTTTTTGTCCAGGCTGCTTCTGTGGTGAGTTCAAAACTTTCTTTGGCAGTCCTCGCCGCCTTTTGAAAAGCATCCTTAGCGGGGTAGTCCTTACTACCTGACTTCGCTGGTGCTTCTCCTCGTTTTCGCTTTGCGTGGATATTTGCGTAGAGACCGCGCTTTGCTTCACAGAGTTCTTTTAGTTCTTTATAATCTCTCATGATCAACCGACGAGGGTTTACGAGATTATTTAGCGTTTACCCCCACTCATATCTTTGAGCATCTTTTGAAGCTCTGCTGTAGATCCTACAAACATAGCGTTGTTGGTAACCTTGGATGGACCTTTCTTATCCTCGTCAAGATCCTTCATCTTCTTATGAAGGTCAGCAAGTTTGTCTGTCATGTCTGCAACGTGCTTCATTGCCGCTACAGCGACTTCATACGCTCTAGGGTGCCCTGACTCCTGAGCGACCTCTAACGCCCCGTTGACCGCCTCCTGACCCTTGTCTATGAGGGAGTACAATTCAGTACGTGTATATCTGTAATCTTTTTCACGATCTTCAGCATCAACCTTAGGTGGTTGTGGTTTAGATGGTTTGGATTCCTCAACAGGTTCAGCACTAATGTTGAGGATTTCCTCCATGTTATCTTCTAGGTTACTCATAAGAATTGAATCCCTTCATTAAATCCAAAGTCATCACCAGCATCAACTAAGGCATCATCGTTTACATCGATAACTCCATCAGTATTGATATCTGTAACTGCTTTTGGTGTATATGTTCTTGTAATTGTTCTACGACCAACATCAAGATCGCCCAAAGTTTCGTGGATAATTGCTTTCTTGATGACATCCGCAGTGTTGTATGGACCATACAGATACGATTTCATTGTAAACTGTAGTGTATAAGCAATATATCTACGCTCTAGAAAACTATCATCCCACTCATCTTCTCCACTGATACCATTTAATATGATAGCAATATCACGTTTCTCATTCATGTCTGGTATCATGTTAAGAGTGATACTAAAAGATGGTTGAAAATATGGCAGAATTTGCTCTACAATCTGTAAAGCATCATCTTGAGATTTGGCAATAACTCCTAGTTCAAAATTTATATTATAAGGAACAGGAACATATTGAACTCTAACTTCACCACCATTACCATCAATGATAGTTTTGTATTTTTGAATTGGTGATGTCTTACGGGAAGAATCGTAATCAATTCCTGTCATCTCAAAGTAAATACGTGGCAAAGTAATTGCCACTTTACTGCTGCTAGCATTCTCTCCAATACGAACCAAGAACTTTTGTTTTGGTCCATAGGCAAGAGGAACTTTAATTTCCTCTAAAACTTCTCCTGTCTCAGGATCAGAACTCTTCATTGTGATATTATTGAAGAGTGTACCAAATGCAATAATGTTCTTGCGAACTATTTGGTTATAAAAATGTGATCCTAACATTAGATGCTATCCGTAAAGTTGCCAAATTCACCGAATGGATTACCTTCAGTCCAATCGATAATCTCATCACCAGAATCTTCGATCTGTCTATTCTGATCGTAGTTGCTGTTGGTATTATTTAGAGTGTCGAATGTCTCAGGACTCCACTTGGCACCTGAAGTTATACCAGTAATTACTTCAGCAGTAGTAAAGGTTCCTGTTCTATTGTAGACTTGGAGAGCTCTGGTTGCGCTATCCCAGGACTTGACTTCTGCTCTGTTATCTTTGGGTGAGTAATCAATTGTGATAGTAGGCGCAGAACTATAACCGCTCCCGCCACTGGTGATAGCAATGCCGTTAACAATGCCAGTAGAGCTAACCGTTGTAGTAGCAGTTGCACCTGTTCCACCTCCTCCAGAAATAGTTACGGATGGTGGTGTAGCAACTTTATAATGTGCTCCACCATCTGAAATTGTAATACTTGTAACAGCATCGCCTGTAATAGCAGATGTTGCTTTTGCTAAGAACTCATCACCAACAATCTCTTCTCCAACTACAAAGTCTCCAGATCCACCAGGGTCCATGAATAGTTTAATTGCTGGATCAAATAGTTCTTCCACATCATCAATTTCTTCAACACCTGTCTCGAACGAATCACTACCAACCTCATAGATCTCAGCAGTGATAGCATAGAATTGGATCTTACCAAACTGGAAGAATGGTTCTTCCTTACCAACAAATTTAATCTCGTAGATATCTTTTGTTAGTGGGAAGTAGAGTAGATCTCCCTCGTTAGGTCTACTCTCAACAGTAATGGTAGGATTGTGCTCTGCTACTTCTTCGTCCCATCTTCTAGTGGATACTCTGAATATAATCTCATCAGTAATCCTTAAACCAAACTTGGAGATAAACTCAGCGTTGTCTCCAAATCCCATG